TGATAAACAGTTATCAGAGCCACAGGCTAAGAAGAAAGGCAAAGAGATACGCGAAGCCTATGTTGCTGCCATTCCAGGTCTTAAAGAACTGTTGGAAGCAGTACACAAAGCTAGTGAGAGAGGTTATGTTCGTGGACTCGACAATCGTCGTATCCTCGTTGACTCGAGGCATAAGTCCCTCAATTACCTCATCCAAGGATCGTCAGCGATCGTCGCGAAGCGGTGGATGGTATTAGCTAATGAAAGACTTCCTGCTGATACTAAACAACTTGCATTTGTTCATGACGAACTACAATACGAAACAAAAAAAGAAAACATAGATGACGTTAAGTTCACCCTCGAAGACTCAGCTAACAGGGCTGGGGAATACTACTCTCTTAGAACACCAATCGAAGCTGAATCTAAGTCTGGCTCTAACTGGTCAGAAGTGCATTAGGTTTCCATCTCCTAAACAAAAAGGAGATTGGGGAGAAAGATTTGTAGCTTTAATGGCGGAAGGTAGAGGAGCAACAGTCACTGAACATCCTGATAATTCTTACCCTTGGGATTTACATTTAGAATACAATGGTAAAGAGATTTATATAGATGTTAAGTGGGCTAGAAAAAAGGCCAGTCGCGGACCATTTGCACAATATGGTTCTGTAGGCAGTCACACAGATAAAAAATCCAAAGATAGACAGAAAGAAAACATATGGATCGTAATGATTCATCCAGAAACTTTTCATATACGTTGGATTAAGAACAACTACCCACCTGATTGGGAAGATTTTTGGACCAAATATGAAATTATTGATTGATGCAGATTTTACAGTATATAAATCCTGTTCAGCAGCAGAAACTGAAATTGATTGGGGTGATGATACTATCCTTGTTACTAGTAAGTTCAGCGACGCACTTAGTGCAACAAGACGTGAACTTTCCAGAATTAAAAACAAGTTTGGGTCATTCTCTTCTATGATACTGTTCTTCTCGGACAGCGTAAATTTTAGGAAAAAAATTCTGCCTGAATATAAAGGGCATCGAAATAGGAAGAAGCCTTGCGGTTACAAACGTGTCATCAACAAACTTAAAGAAGAGTATGAAGTAATAATCATGCCTACCTTAGAAGCTGATGATGGTATGGGAGTTTACGCAACCCAACACCCAGGTAATATAATTGTATCTCCTGATAAGGATATGAGACAGATACCTGGAGAGTTATATAATCTTGATGAAAGATTCACAGTGAACAAAGATGATGGTGCTAAGTGGCATCTAATTCAATCGATTTCTGGTGATCAAACTGACGGTTATGGTGGAGTACCTGGGATTGGTGTTAAACGAGCTGAAGCACTATTCAAAGAGAAAGGTTACTCATGGAAGACAGTAGTCAGCGCTTTTACAGACAAGGATCTATCGGAAGAAGACGCTCTTGTCAATGCTAGGCTCGCTAAAATTTTAACTAAAGATGACTATGACTTCAAGAAGAAGCGACCAATCTTATGGTCTCCCAGCCCCGATTACGAAATTGACAATGGAACAGGATCTAAAGTTAAGAGTACTTAACGATAGATTACAAGAAAGTTACCATGATAAAAGAGAAGATGTTATTACACTTATAATAGCACTTCAACATCAGAATTTTGTACTAGGCAATTCAATCACCAATCTAGTTACCCAATGGCCAAAGGACCAGACTACTATCAACGAGGATCTATCGATGTTTGGTATTTTATTAGAGACCAAGGACTAAATTTCCACCTTGGCAATGCTATTAAGTATATCTGCAGAGCAGGTTACAAGAATAGTAAGATAGAAGACTTAGAAAAAGCAATCCACTACTTAGAAAACGAACTACACCATGAAGAAAACCTTCTTATCGGAACAAGCGAAGGAATTCCGATCCAAATACGGGATCAAGAACTCGATATCAAGAGAAAGCAGAGCCCGTCAGAAGGAATTAATAGTTGAAGAATTTAAAGAGTTCTTAGAAGCCGACGGTAAATTATTCCGTACAGGTCTTGATCCTAAACAAGATTGCTTGAAAGAACTAGCTGATTTAGTTTATGTATGCTATCAATACGCTGAGAATCAACGTTGGTTCTTAGATGAAGCATTGAATAGAGTACATGAATCGAATATGTCCAAACTCGGAGAGGACGGTAAACCCATATACCGAGAAGATGGAAAGGTTCTCAAAGGACCTGGATACAAACCACCTGATCTATCGGACTTATTTTAATGACTGCACAATTAATATCTCGCACAGGGCGGGTCCAATCATGGCTGGATAATCCTGAATCGCGACTCCCAGTAAGCTGCACCGTTTTTGTCGTAGAAGACTCTATGGAAGGAAAAAATGGAATCGAAGCAAGCTGGCGATATGTATCGCATGGACTCAGATTTGGCGCAGGAGTTGCGGTCCATCTATCTAAGCTCCGTCCCAAAGGAGCAGAAAACGGCAAAGGTCTTACAGCTTCTGGCCCAGTATCATTCGGAAAAATCTACTCAACATTAAATGAAACACTTAGACGTGGTGGGGTATACAAAAATGGCGCGTGTGTCTTACATTTGGATCTCGACCATGCTGATATCCTTGAGTTTATTACTACTCCTCGTGCCGAACTCCCATGGGTCAAAAGGTGCGTGGACCTTGATACGGGAAAATGGCAAAGTACTGATAATAAGGTAAAGGATGCCTTACTACATGGTATTAAGTCAGGAGACATCTGGCTAAATAAAATCAAATACGACAACAACGGAGAAAGAATTTATGGGAACGTCTGTCTTGAGGTTTACCTGCCCTCACGTGGAACATGCTTGTTACAGCATGTCAATCTCTCAGCCTGTGAGCTTAGCACCATCGAGCAGGCTTTCGATCAAGGTATGTCCGAGTTGTGCGAGCTCCATAGTCGGACAGGTGTCGGAGCAACTGGAGAATACTTGCCAGCTAATATCGACCGCCAAGTTGGGCTCGGAGTACTCGGTCTCGCCAACCTCCTCGGAAGATACAAAGTAACTTATGAAGAGTTTGGTAATCAATTAGAGAAAGTAAACCAAGGTGAGTATGGTACTGGTATAGGATATCAGTTAGCATTTAGTTTAATGTTAGGTATTCACCGAGCTGCTGATATAGCTGAAGAAAATGATATGGTAAGAGCTTTTGCTATAGCTCCTACTGCCTCTTGCTCATATAAGAGTGAGAGTTTGGATGGCTTTACAGCTACTCCAGAAATAGCACCACCAATAAGCACCTGGGTTGATCGCGATAGCGGTACCTTTGGTGTAGAAAGATATCAATACGGCGATGTAGAAATCGCTAGTGAAGTCGGTTGGGCTGCTTACAAGAAAGTTGCAGATGAACTGATGAAAATGTATGATAATACGGGACTTCTTCATGGCTATTCATTTAATAGTTGGAGCGATGTCGTAGTTTACGACCGTGAATTCGTGGAAGAGTGGTTGCTATCACCGCAAACCTCCCTTTACTACAGTCTGCAAGTAATGGGCGACACTCAAGATAAGACCGATGCGTATGCAGCATTAGATCAAACCGAAGTCGATGATTACTTGCAGGACATCCTCAAACCAGAGGCGATAACCTGCGATTGTCAAGAGTAATGAGAACACATCCTTATCAAAAATTATTAGATAGAAAAAGAACATGGACACCAGTCCAAGGAACCAAAGGTACATTCCGTGAAGGAAGTGAAGAAACCATTAAACGTGCCCTCTCAATACGTCATATGGAGCTACCTGTGGGTACCTTCATTCAGGAGGGGCTTGAAAAAAATGTTCCCGATAACGCTAGAATACTACTAGAATCTAACGTACAAGACGAAATTAAGCATGATATCGCCCTACAGTACATAGTAAATGCTGTAGGTGCAGATGAAAATGCAGAAAAAGAAGCCCTTCTCTTACGTAAAGCGTGGGAAGAGCACCCTGATCACACTATAACCAAAGCATTGGTAGTTGAACGTGCAATATTTTTTGTCCTTCTTCCCTTCTTTCGTTTTAACGGCGATGGTGCTACTCGTACTGTCAGCGCCGACATCAGTAGAGACGAACAAATACA